ACCAGTAAAAGAGCAAAGCCGAAGGCTTTGTGATGATAAGTTGCGTCAAGCTACGCACAAATAACTACCGTGTAGTTACTAAATATGGACTTTAAAGCAGCCATGACTGAGTGGGTCGCCCTTAAGGCCCAGTTGGCCGCAGCTCGCAAAGATCTCAGCGTCCTCAACGGACGCGAGAAGGATCTTCGCCAGTTTGTGACGAAGCATATGAAGGAAAATGAGATTGACACTGTAAAGGTCCAGGACAAGGTGAAGGTTAATTTCAAAACAAAAACGACCAAGGGATCCCTGACGAAGGATGTCATAAAGAAGGGTCTTGGATCTTATTTCGGTGGAAATGAGGTTCAGGTGGAGGGTGCGTTCCAGGCCATTCTGGATGCTGCACCTACAAAGGAGACGGATGGCGTCATGGTGACGGGTCTGAAGGCTCTCCTCGAGGCTTAGAGCCTTGAGCCATTTATAATTCAAGAACAAAAATGGGTATCAACGACGAGTACTCGCGTGACGCGTACAATTATGACGGCAACGCATACGATTCTGACGGGTCGGACGATGTTGACCTAGATCTCCATCCAGAAGACTGGCAGGACATGTACTCCCAGGAACTCCTAGATGGTTGGATGAAGATTCGTGAATATGCCGAGTCGCGTTACATGACCATCCGTGCCACGTACCCTAAGTTTGTCGAGCTCGTTCTCGATTCAGGCCGATGGCACCAGGAGCGTGAGTCTTCGGTGTCGCATCTCGAGATGTGGAGCCTCATCAGCAACCTCCCGATCATTTCAGACCGTATCCAGGCGGAGAACTTTTACGCCTGGGCGGAAAAATATATTGGTTATTTCTAAAGATGTTTGACGTTACCGGCCCCAAGGTTCTCATTCCGGCCATCCTGTTCGCCGTCCTGAGCCCGGGTATGCTCCTGGCACTGCCACAGGGCGCTGGTCTGCTCGTCCAGGCCGTGGTTCACGCCCTGGTCCTGTCCCTGGTCTACTGGGCGATTGCCACGTTCGTGCTGAAGATCAGCCTGACCATGGCCGACCTGTTCGTTCCAGCGATGCTGTTCGTTCTGCTGACCCCAGGTCTGCTGCTGACCATCCCACCCAAGAACGGCGGTCTGCTGATCTCGGGCCAGACCTCGCCAATGGCTGTGGGTGCGCACACCCTGGTGTTCGCTCTGCTGTTCGCTTTCCTGCGCGGTCAGTACCCCCAGTATTATTAAATTAAAATTATAGAATGGTCCGTTGTCTATCCATCGGTCCAGGAGCCATGGGCTTCTTCCTTTATTTAGGAGTTCTATCGAAACTAAAACAAGAAGGACGGCTTGACAACCTTGAGGAAATCTCAGGGGCGTCAGCCGGCGGCCTTTTAGGCTTCCTGTTTCTCGCGACGAAAGGGGACCTCCCCAAGGTTCTCGACTTTGCGCTCGACGTACCCGTGAAACAGATTATGAAACCAAATTTGAAAAACTTCATGAAGAATTATGGACTCGTATCTCCTAACAAAATTCGAAAGATCCTGTCAGACGCTTGTACAAAATTCATGGGAAAACCTGACGTCACATTCGAGGAGTTGTATGCGTGGCATCCCATCAAGTTCCACGTGTCCGCTTACTGTGTGGACTTGATGAAGACCGATTATTTTTCTGTTAATTCCACTCCAAAATTGAGCGTCCTTGACGCCGTCAGTGCGACCATCGCAATTCCTTTTCTATTTTCAACTGTAAAAATCGGGGAGTGGACATACATCGACGGTGGTGCGGCAGAGTCCACACCCTCTGGTCCATTTTTGGGGAGGAACAATGACGTTCTCGCCATGAAACTCGCCTGGTCACGTCCCGCGCCCGTCACTGACCTCAAGTCCTATTCCCTCGGGATTCTCTATTCTACTATGAAATTGAGAGCCGTGTACGAGCTCCCTACCCTTGACCTGGACTTGGGCGACTCTGACGTGTTCGACTTTGGTGCGTCAAATGACGGGAAGCTCAGGATGTTCATGAAGGGTCACGCCACTAATTTTTCTTCATAAAGAGTAAATGAAGTCTGACCTGCGTTCCAGCCACGTTCGTCGCGTTACCCGCCGCGTTATTCGCGTTACCCGTCAAGACGGCACCCGGTACTCTTATGTCCGCAAGGCGGCCCTGAGCCGCGTGTCGGCCGTTCCCTCCAAGGATGTTGGTGCCGCGGGTATGAGCACAAAGGTTATCGGTAAGCTCAAGAATGGTATGCTCACCAAGTACGGGTACCACCCAGTCGAGGCGAAGACCAACCGCCACAAGGCGCTCAGCAAGGGCATCAGCAAGGGTGAGAAGCCCCTGGCAGTCATGCGCCGTCTGGTCGCCATCAGCACCCTGACCAAGCGGACCCTGCCCCGCGCGTCCCGCATCTACAAGCAGGATGCTATGTGGATCCGCAGCAAGTATGCAAAGTCTTTCGGGCGTAAATAAATATGAGTGTAAATGTTAATGGCAGATCAACGAGGTCTAGATCGTGCACTTGCTCGTATATTTCCAATTATAAATGAACATCAGGCTCAAAATCTAATAGCACAGGGCGGGGTTCGGGGCAACGCTAGAGCGTTTGGTAATTATAATTATAATTTGATAACCATGCCTCGGATAGCGGGGCCATGGCGGGGTGAGGTGTTTAGAGTTCCAAGAAGACAGCCGCCGCCGCCCCGGTCATTACTCAACCATCAATTGAACAACATATGGGCCAGACTTCCTCGTACGCCGATGGCCTCCCCCCCATTACAAAGACGTGCGGGTGTGCGCGGAGGGAGTCCTCAACGGGCAACAATGACTACTAATAGTAATAATAACGGCAATGTCACATCAAGACGGCGTCAGGCTCCATTGGAAGGGACTAATTCTAGTAAACCCCCTCCCCCTCCTCCCCCGCCAGTAAAGATAGCAGTGGCGTTAAGTCCAATGCAAGAAAAGAGAATTCAGAGAAATGTAGCACAAAAAGTAAAACAAATGACGCCGCAGATCCAATACACACCAGCCAACGCAGAAGCCTCGGACAAGATGATGAATAATTATCGGCAGGAACTTGCGAGCCTACAGGCCAAAGCTGATCGCAATCGGGATGAAAAAAATCGCGAAGCACTGGAAAAGCTATTTAGTAGAGCGGTGCGCGTGGTTAGTGCAACGCGGCGAGCCGGTCTCGGTTTGGTGCGAGGTATTGGGGGGGCTGGTCTCAGTTTGGCACGAGGAGCTTCAATGGCGGGAGGAGGAACCAAGGCGGCGGCTATAGGTGTGGCGAAAAAACTCAAAAAATTTGCAAATATAGAAATGGAATTATCTGAGGCTTTGTATAAACAAATCGAGGCGAAAGAAGCTGAAGCGGCGGCTAAAAAGGCTGCGAACGCCAAGGCGGCGGCCGAAGTGGTGGCTAAAAAGGCTGCGAACGCCAAGGCGGCGGCGGAAAAGGCGTTGAAAAAAGCCGCTGCAAATAAAACCGCCAGACGGGCTGGTTTAATATGGCGCGCCAAATCACGAAAATCAGCCGCCACAAAAGCCATGAATAAGGCGGCCAATATGCTCAACGAACAGAATAAACGGGCCGAAGAGGCGGAGCGCGCGGCAAATAATGCAAGGTTTCGTGCTATCATTGCCAACATGGCGGCTGAATCAAATGCGCGATTCGCCAAAAGTTTACGGCCACTGACGGCCAATCAAAAAGCACAGCAAGCGGCCAATGCAGCCAAAAGAGCAGAACTGGCTGCAGCATCCAAAGCTCTGCGTGAGATTGAAAAGAAGAAAGTCAATGCTGCGTTAAAACGCGCTATAGCAAATGGTAACGTCGAGGCAATTAAGAGGATGAGAACATCTGCACTTTTCCGCGAAACTCCCGCCGGACCAGGGCGGCCACTGTTCAAAAGGAATAATAAACAAGATAAAGTATTTTCGAACGCCCTCGCCAAGGCCCAGAAGGTTGCTGCGGCCAAGCGGGCCGGTAACATAGCTCGTCAGGGTGGGGCTAAAAGGTTCGCCGAAAAAGCGGCGGCCAATAATGCACGTCGCCAAGCCGCGGTGCGTATTATGCAGGAGCAAGAACGCCGACGCGGCACGGCAATCCAATCTCCACCAAGAAGGCCAGTAACGAATAATGGTCCACAGGTTGAGAAGAAACGTCAACAAAATGTGGTGTATTCAACCGGGGGAGGGAGAGTTGGAGCCAGATAAAATCTAAATTTATAATATAAATGAGTAACTTGTTCTACGCAGATTACTCGGGGCCCGTTGCGGTCGGATCCTATACCCCACGGGGGCGTTCAGTAGGGGGCAAGTCGGCAAGTTCACTCGTACGTCAAGGGCGCCATCCCTACGTCACGGAGGCAAATTTATTATTGCGAGAAAATAAAGAAGTAATAAACAAAAGGAAAGCGGCTGCAGAACGCGCTCAAAAAGAATATACAAATAGTCTCAAGAAGCTCATCGCGAATTTCACAGAACAAAAACGCAAACAAATAGCGAATAAGATCGCGGCGGGGAAGCAGGTTAATGAACTGAAGAGGATGACGTCTGAAAATGGGAAGGCGGGCAAGGCACGAGAGAAAGCGACGGCTCTAAGAAAACTCAAGAACAATCTTAAAGCCAATAAAAATCGCATTTCCAATAATTTACATGCAAATTATAACGCATGGGCTAGAGTATGGATCACGAAGCTGTTCGACTTGGAGTTCAATAAGGGATATCTACCTCTGGGTGAACGGGAAGAACTAAAAGAAGCGATTAATAAAGTAAAGAAGGGTCTGGCGGACGTTATTAAACATGACAAGGAATTGAAAAATTTGAAAAAGGCTGCCGAGTCTGCGGAGTGGACGGCGGGATGGGCGGCTAATAATGCAGCTGAGGCCCGGCGCAAGGCGGCCGAGGCCAATGCCAAGGTTCGTCGCAAGGCGGCTGAGGCGGCATTGAAACGCGCCTCACCCTCTATTCGTCTGCAGGAGAATCGTAGACAGATTAATCGTATGATTGCCGCCGCCCGCGCCGCGAATCAAGCGTCGAGAACTTTCCGCCGCCAAACTCATCTATTCGGTCCCAGTAACATGAGAGGAAGACCAAAGCGCGCCTAAACCCACTCAACAGGGTCCCAAATC